CTGACTGATAGCCAGAGGCTGCAGGTATTACGACATCAACATACCATTTGTATGGCATCCTATTTTCCCTCAGTTAAGATATAGAAAAGAGAAAGCCACAGATGGTGGCTTTTCCCTAAAGTGTTTCAGGGCGTGTAAAACGTTCTGCGTGCGTGCATCTGAAGTGTCTGCAGGCCAAATGTTGCAGTCTTTGTTCCAAGTGTGCATTGCAGACGAATCCACCTGGCATCACCAGTATATTCAAAGATATACAATTTCCCTTCGTCACCATTTGCAGTTTCTGTCAGAACACCGTCAGTGATTTTTGTGTTCGTATTATCATTCCGAACGCAAATCACATTGTCTGCATCAGAAGCACTTCCTGCATCCGTCACGCTAACATCCGTTTCATAAATCTTAAACACATAATCAGGCGTGTTGCCAATCGTGTTCACCGTAAGAATGAACATATTGGTTTCAAATCCCTGTGTGTCAAGATTCGTGGTTGTGTGCGCAGTGTTAAAAGCGGCAGCGTTTGCACAGCTTAGTGTTTCAAACTTCAAGCCAAATTTCATTCTGCGCAGTTCATCAATTTGCGACATTGTTATTTATCCTCTGTTTCTTTATCGTCAATTTGAATCAATCGCTGAATTGCTTCGATTGCACCAATGCAGGCATTTGCGCCTGCCAGGTGCTGGTCTTTGCCGTTCTGATATTCCTGAAGCAATTCAAGCAACTGTTCTTTGGAAATCATGCATCAGCCCACAATGGTATTCTATATGGCGTTGTTCCAATGTAAACGCGCATTGACAATTGTGCGGAACAAAGCGCAGGTGCGCCACTTGTGTATGCTGTTCCTGCTGTGGTTCCACTTACTGATCCAGCGCCTGTGCATTTTATTGCAGGGTTGGTTGCGCCGCCGTCAAGTGTTAGAAGGCCAGTTGCTGCAGTTATCGTTGCTTTGCTGCTTCCTACTGCCACGTCACCAGTTAAGGTGGAAGCGCCTGCAACAATCAGTGCGCCTTTCATGCTCAGTGCGCCAAGTGCAGTCATTGTTGCGCCAGTTCCAGCGTAACCGTTGCCAAACGTGGTTGCGCCACTGTGCGTTGCCGCGCCAGTGACTGTTTCAGCACCGTCAACTACAAGCGCGCCTTTCAGTGAAAGTGCGCCAAGTGCAGTCATCGTTGCGCCAGTTCCGGCATAACCATTGCCAAATGTGACATTGCCAGTTAGGACTGACGTGGTGTTTACCAGCAATGATGTGCCTGCAGTTAGCGTGGTTCCTGATGCCAACGTGGTTGTTGAAGCCACGCCACCGGTTAGGTCAACCACGCCTGTTGGCTCAATAACAATAGTGTCACCACCATTGTCAAAATAAACATCCGTTGTGTGTGTCACGATTTTTCACCAACTACATTATGTGTGGATTGTCAGCGTGACATATCCAAGTTCATTGACCACGCCACCACCAACGCCAAGTCTTTCTGTAAACAGACTGACTGCACCTTTGGTTGTGATTTCATCACGTATCGTGTAGATGCCAGGGTTGTCAACAATCGTGTATGCTTCCTGGAAATCACCATATGCAATAGGTATTTGATCAACAGACGAAATTGCAGCAGCCACGTTGTTCATTGCTGGAATATATACAATCGGTTTTCCAAACAACATATCTGTGGATTTTCCCATGACTTCAGACGAAATGCCGTATTGTTGCTGAACATTTTCTTCCAACATGTATCGGCCCATTCCGTCCTGGAATTTTCGCAGAACAGCTTTGGTTGCGCGATTCATAACCCAACAGGCATTTGCCTGATATTGCTCTGGAAGCGTTTCCTGGACATCAATCATGGTGTCAAAGTCAGGAATAGTTGTTGAACTTCCACTGTCAACAGTGACAACTGACGTTCCAGTTTCACGTGCAGCAGTAAGAATGCCTTCAGGTTGGCCAGCGCCAGTTCCTGTTACAAAAGCAACGCCTTCAAGATATGCCATATATTTAGCAACCTTTCTGGTCATCCATCCTTCAACGTCAAAAGCAGCAATGCGTGCCATCTTCTGCGTCATTATCGGCATCGCATACATTGGATGTGTTGGAATGCGCATTTCTGTCAGCGTCATATTGTCTGTCGCAGCTCTGCTGCCGCGCTCAGAAGTCCATCCAGCAGGCATCGTGCCAGCTTCGCCAAGCATAACCAATTCGTCACCATTGCGCAGTGTTTCCACGCTGCAGATATTCCGCATTGGCGAAAGCAGCAAAATCTTTTCAATTATCCTGCTCGAAATCGTAGGCGTAAGCCAGTAACCACCAGACGAAAGATCGTTTCCTGCAATAGTCTTTAGATACTCAGGAACTTCCTGTTTGCTGTGGGTTGCCACATACTCTTTAATGTAGTCAAGTTCATTGTAAACATAGCCTTTTTGCCATAGCGAGCGTTCAAAGTCGCTGTTCCATTTCATTTCAATGTCATCATCTTTATCGTTGCCAACCACGCCAGGTGCTTTGTTAAGCTTGGTTTCGATGGCATCAATTCTGTCATTGAAAGTCTTTTGGCCAGCTTTGAATTCTTCAAAATCTGTTGACATCTTACCGTTGTAATCTGTCATTCCGGTTTGAAGTTCATCCAAAAGCTGTTCCACGCTTTTTGTTTCTGCCATAATTTATTTCCTCAATAGTTTATTCAGTTCAGTTAATTTCAATCGTATCAGTTCATCATTATCAGATTTGCCAGGTTCTACAGACGCAGTTGTGGGTTTTTCACCAGGTTCATTATAGTCTGTGCCTGTCACCTGCGTTAATACGCCTTCGATTAAATCACCAGCTTGATCTAGCAAATCATTTGCTTTTGATAAGTCTGCTTCATTTTTAGTTGAAAGCACGCGGCCTGCTTTTGTTTCCATAGTATTGCCATCTTCCTTTCCAGGCGGTGTTTTGCCAAAATCGGCATAGTGTTTCAAAATGTGTGCTTCTGCGCCATCACAACCAGACATTTCGCTGCCTGTGCGTGATCCCTGCAATGCGCCATAACATCCAACCACGCCATTCCACACACATGCGTGATCGCCACTGGCCATATGATGTGGCAGGGCATAGCTGGTTTTGTTTGTTGGATCGCCACGAACACACGCGCACATTTCTTTCAGTGCTTCAACATCAGCAGCAGCAACCTGTGCTGGCCCATCCCACGCCTGGCCTTCAGGCGCTAGTGGCGTTTTGTGATAGGGCAATGCACCTTTGATTTCCATACTTTTCACATCAGTATTAACAGCTTCAGTGTTGCTTGGAAACGTCACATTGGAAATTTCCATCAGGCCAACATCCTGCAGATGGTTCACGCCTTCGTCATCTTTGAAAGCCTTTCCATTATGCATCGTATAGCCAATACTATTGCCGTCAATGTCCTGATTCACTGCAGCTTCATATGCATCCTTTCCCCAGGAAGTTTTCAGATTGTATCGAGCCTGATACTTTAGGCCATAGTCATCTTCCCACAGTTTCACGATGCGCCCTATTGGCTTTTTATAATCATGCTGCCACAGGAACTTTAATTTTTTAGGATCGGCCAGTGCTTTTTGGAATGCGCCACGATCAACAACTTCTTTCTGGCTGTCAACCACGCCATAAACTGAAGCATAGCCTTCAACATATCCTTTAGAATCTGGAACTTCTAGTGGTTGGGAATTGTCCTTATATTTCATTTCTGTCATTCAATCACCACTATACGTCAAACTAAAATTATTTTAATGAAAACGAAAAATTTATGTCACGCATTGTATGTGCGTGAATGTCTTTGATATGCGATATATAATTTATTGGGAAAAGAAAGGATTTAGGTCATAAAAACCATTATTTTTGGATGTCACTATATATTTTTCTAAAATATACTTAATACTCAAACCATTTGCACCATCAGCAACGTCCATCATCACTTCTGGCCAGGGAATGAACACACAACGGTTGCCGCGTTTGCTTCTGACTTCCACAGCCAGGAAAGCAATCCTGGCGCTGCGCACAAAATAATCATCCAGGGCAAAAAGTTGATGCACGCCATCTGCAGTGTAGTGAAAATTTGTTGTCCAGTAAATTTTCTTGGCGCTGGTGCTTTTGCATTCAAATCCAAAGTGACCAACCTGGCTGTCAACAATGACATCACATGGTTGTTTGAAATAGCGCGCCTGTGGCCAGCGTCTGACATCTGCAGGAATTTCTTTAAGTGAAAAATAGTTTTTAAACGAATTGACCAGCAGACGTTCAAAGTTCATTTGGGTTCAAAGTGAATTCCGTGATCACCTTTGTATGGCTTTTTGTGGTCAACAAAGTTAAGCGCGATTTCGTCAGGCACGCCTGTTGGATATGCTTCCGTCTGGAACGTCAGGATATGATTCTACAGGTTCACCTGTGGGAGATAACAACGGCGGAATTTCCTGCGTTGGCGCTTCTGGATATTCTTCAACAGGTGGCGCATAGCCAATGGTGCATCTGCAGTTGACAGCATCCCCTGGCCAGTGCGTGCCATCATCACAATCAAACCCTTCATCCTGGTCATAAGGTATTTGCGTGCCGCCAATGCCAATGGGTGCATCCTGGTGCGCTTTGCGCACTTTGTCATCATCTGTATTAATCCACACGAAATCAAGATGGCTGCCAGCGTCTTTGCCCTGCTGGATTGTGGCCTGGTTGAAGGCTTCAACAGTTTCACTGCGCGCAATGCGCTGTGCGCGCCAGGTTTCCATATCGTCACCAAAGCAATCCTTCACACGCGCTGTGGTTTTATCCATCGTTTCACCTTCTTCAGCGCCACCAAAGATTGCATTCTTCAGCATATCTTTGGTTTCATCTGCGAGCCCTTTTATTTTATCGCCAGTGTGGTCTGCCATATAGTGGGCAACATATGTCAGCCAGGCATTGGCCTTCTGATCGTGGCCACCAAAATTTTCTGTAGCAAAAGTGTATGCGCTGCCGCCTGCTGTTTCCCAAATGCGCCTGATCATCAAACGCATCAGTGGATCGAAAGAATCAACTGCGTTATTGACTTCTGCAATTCCTTTTGGAACTGCCGCCATCACTGGCTGCTGCATCTGATGAAACGCGTTGACAACTATCTTTTCACTAAAGGGAAAAAAGCGATCACGCCTTTTTGATAGCGCCCTGTAGTATCGGCGTTGCTGTTTCTTATCGCGCAGATCATATGCCATTATTTCCCACGCGTCAACAAACGAACAGCGTTTGCATCACCTTTCATTTCGTGTAGTTTTATGTGTTCGTCTTTTGGAAGACACAGAAGGTTTGATGGATCAGAATTAAATATATCTTTATCTTTGTGGTGTATGTGGTAGCCAGCAGGAATTTTTATTCCAAAATGTCTTTCCCATATAGAGCGATATTTTTTTGGATGCCTTCGAGCTGACTTTTTTTTCGGCGGCCGCCGTATGTCTATAGATATAACGCTTAGTTCACCAGCACATCCAAATTCTGGTTTTAGCGCATACTGTTTCATGCCCTGGTTATACATTCACACCATTCCACACTTTCAATTCAGGGTTGCTGTCTGCGTATTCCACAGGCAGCGTGTTGACTGTGATGCAGAATGGACACAGCGCGTGTGTCCTGCAGCGAGCCACAGAAACTGGCTTTCCACAGTGGGTGCAGTGAATCACACTTAGTTTTAGGAAAGGGACATCTTTGCTTTGATTTCAGCGATTGTTGCCATCAGTGCTGCTGCAGGTTCTGGCCCCGCAGGTGGCGCGTTGCCGTTGCCTGGTGGCGAGCGAACACCAGGGTTTTCTGCTGGCGGAGTAACAGCAGGTTCAGCAGCGCCACCTGGATTCGTGGGTGCATCACCACCTTCAGTATTAACCGTTAATAGTTGCGTGGGTTCCAGGAATACATCACAGTCCTGTCTGGTTTCCCATCCCATTTTATCCCTGCCTTCATTGACAGTGATGGTTCTGTTTTTAACCAGTTCCATAATCCACGCAGACTTGGTTGCCAAATCATCCTGCAGAATTGTGATTGCTTCCAGGTCAAGTTCAAATTTAACATCTGTGCCATAGTCTGGCGCTAGAAAGTGATTCAGGCCATCAATTATTTTTCCCAACAGTGGAAGAATCGTGCGCGTGTAAACCTGCCGTATTGCCTGATCCTGGTTTTCATATGTGGCCTGGCCAAACAGCAGTTCCTTTGGAATTCCCAGGCCCATGCAGATTTCGTGCGCGGATAAGTCCATGACTGTTGACCAATCCATATCTTTTGGCGTGCCAGAAAGTTCCTGGAAATCACGAACGCCATCAAGCAGTGCATATCTGCCAGCAGACGAAGGGCCCGCGTGCTGCAGCACGTTTTCTTCAATTTCTTCCTGCTGGTTTTCCGTCAGTGGCGCTTCACCAAAAAACACGCCACCAAGTCCAACGGTGTTTTCCAACTTTGATTTATTCCAATCACGTGCAATGTTGTTAAGCGCAACGCTTTCAGCAACAGCTTCTGCAGGACTTACACCATCCATATTGTTCACAGGATCAATCAACGTGCTGTGCAGAATCTGATCAGCGTTATATTTTATTGTGTCCTGTGTCTGTTCGTTTGGAATATATTCATAGTGGTCAACGCCACCTGTGTCATTTGGATAAACTTTAACTTTATCAGGGCGCAGGATTTGAAGCATATTGTTTGGCTTCACCTTTAAGACAAACGCGTTGCCTGTAAGTATCAGGTGCAGCAACCAGGTTTCCTGGAAGTCATGCCAATTGATGTCATCGTTTGGCCATTCCAGAATTTTATTCATTGGATGTTCATCGTCAGCATCCTGCCAGACTGTCTTTGTTGCGCCTGGATCGTCAGGATCAGGAACGCTGTTTCTTTTAACAACGTCAATATTGATGTCACTGGCGCTGTCAATTATGAGCCTGCAGCCACGGTAAAAAATAGGGTTTCTGCTGTAACCATCCACGGCAATCGCCAGGAAATCACGGCTGATCTGAATTGGTTGGCCAGGCGTGACGGTTACAATTCGCTGCTGGTAATTCGCTGCCGCGCCAATTCCACCAGTGCCGTATTGCTGGCTGATAAGCGATCCTAAAATATCCTTCACGCGCTGTGGGATTGATTTCTTTGGCGTAAGGATTGTGTATTTCGTTATCTTATTATTCTTAATTTGTGGCATTGTTTGTGGCCACCACCATCACTGTGTTGTTAGTATAATGAGCGTGGCAGACAGTGCAGTCAGGAACTGCAGCGAAAAAGTAATTCCAAATTATGAATCCAAACACTGTGATGCAAACACACAGAGCCAGGACTAGCAGGGCCCGCACTAAATTCCACTGCCACTTTTGAAGCATCGCCTTTTAAATTGATGGTTATGCAATATTGTCTTTGCGCATTTCAGACTGTTCATCGCGCCACTTCTGCAGGTCAAATTCTTTCATCTGTTTATATTCACATTTGCCACCTTTGACACTGATGCTGCAAATGTGGTTTTCCCCTGGGATGCCCTGAATAACCCAATACCTGCCGTCTGGCACAAACCATCTGAAAGTATCGCTGTCAATCCATCCGTGTTCATATACGGTTGACACATCAACATCCTTTGATATGCCGCGCTTCTTTTCATCCTTCGATTTCTTAACTTGATACAGCGTCATTGGCGCTGCCTTCACGCGAATTATAAGTTCTGCAAATTTAATCATCTTCAATCACCAAACAATCATCATTCAATAAGCCACCTGGCCTTCTGCCATTCATCGTCTGCGTATTCACATATCGTTTTCTGCCTACAATCTGCGTGAACAACCCATATGTTTGTGTATGCAATCTTATCAGAGCCTTCCACGAACGGGGATTTGAAAAATGGCGCACGATATTCACCTGCAGGAATGACTTCATTGCAGATGCTGCAAATGAATTCTGGCTTCAGTATGATGTTCTGGATCACTGCCGCGTGGTCACGCACGTATTTATCAAAGTGATGGTTGCCCACGGTTGCCGCGCGTTCCATTTCCCACGCGATGCGCAGCAGGTCTGTCAGTTCTGTGAATGTGTCACTGCCGTTATTCTCCCCTGGCGATTTATCACCAGATAGTCTGCCACAATCATTATCAGTCATCGTCTGCGATCCTGAATCTCTTAACTCCATTATAACTGCGCACTGATGTTATGCGCCATTTTGTCAAGTCCTGCAGGTTCTGTGAAGCAGTCCTGTGATGTATGTTCGCTTCTGTAGCAACTTCTTTTGCTGTCATTTCCCTGCGCCTGTTGGCGCGCAGCAATGCTTCAACCTGATCCTGCGCCATTAGAATCTTAAACAAATCAGTATGCCAACAACCGAATTCCATTCATTGCTTTCCATTTCGCCACTTCCATATATCGAAAACTTTCAGGAAGGTTTCAAACGCTTCTGAAATCTGATGATAATGCATATGTTGTTTTGCGATGAAACCATATGCAGGCGTTATGTGAATAACGAAACACAAATCAGGGCGCGTGCCTGTGGTTTCTTCATACGCCATCGCATATGCAGCCATCTGAAGTGCGTGTGTGTCATAAATTGATTTGCCAGACTTGAAATCAATAAGCGCAGTCACTGGTGGTTGGCCATCAACTTTGTTTTTCATCTTACAGACCAAATCAGCAGTTCCAGCGTAACCGTATTTATCGCTGTATAACGTCAGCTCTGTTTGTTCGTCAGAAATCTGGTTGTCAACAAACCACGCGCTGGCGTTCTTAATAAGTTTGGTCATATCTGGATCATTGGACAACATTGGCTTGATGTCATCGCCTTTAATCCAGCGTTCCAGGACGTTGTGAATATATGTGCCGCGCACGCCTGCCGCATCCCTGGTTATATCTGGCTGTTTCTTTGCTTTCAGCAACAGTAAATCAATATCAACATCCCTTCCGGTGGCTTCCAGATCATTATAATCGTGCGCAATGCAGCGCGCCATTTCGTTCATCTTCCAGGTTGCCAGAAAAGGTTTATCCAATACGCCAAGAATCCACGTGACACGCGGATAATCAGCGCCTGCTTTGTTGTAGTGTGTTCCATCAAATCCCATTATATCACTCCGTATAGTTTTATCAACAACAGAATGAAGCACGTGGCGTTGAATGCTTTCCAGGTGCGTTCATCGTTTAGCCATGCCGTGTTCATTTGCCACCAAACCATCTGATTCGCTGCCTGCCGCGCGCTGCCTGCAGCATCGCAATTGCACCAGCAACTGCATCAAGTTGATCATCATGGTTGCCGTCTGGATACAGTTCTGCTTCTTCTAAAAAGTCAGAAATCCACGCGCCAGTGATCAGTTTAAGGTTGCCACCTTCGCTATGGCTGCTGACAATTGATATTCTGCTTTCCTTTGGGCCAGTTGGCCTATACGCGCGCAGGTTCCTGTCCTGCAGCACGCTTCGCCTGTAGTAGTCAATAACCTGGACACCAGACGCGCCAGGTTCCTGTTCCATCACAATGGCTGTCTGCTGGCCATCACCATCTGCTGTTTTCCTTATCAGTTTTTCAACATTCTGCGCTGTGGACTGTGTGCGCTTGATGTCCTGTAAGTAATAAACGCCATCCTTCATCGCCACCAGCGCGCCTGCCGTATAGTCAGGATCGCGGCCTTCCTGGCGCGGTGTTGCTGCCAAATCCCAAAATCTCACACGCGTGCAGCCTGCAGGAATTGTGGATAATGTTTCAAACCACTGCCGCAGGAAATAACCACCTGTTGCCACAGCATCCCAATTGCCGTCTAATAGTTGCGCGCGTGTGATGGGATCAAGATTTGAAAGCGATTCTTCATATGCCTGCCAATCCAAATATGGATTGTCACGCGCCCACGCTCGAATTACTGTGCGCCCTTTTGTTTTACCTTCAACCAGGAAGCGTTGTTTAACCCAATTGTGGCCTCTGCCGCCAGGGTTGCTGGTTGACCAGATGCGCAGTGGAATTGGATCATCCTTTGTGCTTCTGTTACGGCTGAACAGGTATAGGTAGTGTGGTTCAACAAACTG